CTGGCCATCAATATCCGCATCATCTGCCACAACATTCGCATCCGACAAATTTCGCATCTGATTTATATCCAATACTAGACTAAATGCTCCCGTACCATAATTACCATATTGACCACACATCACACTAGAAGAAACTCCTCTCATATGATCAAAGTCTGCATGACGGGCCGCATCCAACAACACTTCGGTATGTACTTCAAATGTGGCTTTTGCGATAGGACCAATGTCGTCATTCAAAATACCTGATCTGAAAATAGGAACCAGATCCTTGGTCATTGTCATGCGATCACACAACAAACTCAAATGATGAAAGTTGATGTAGGCATCACTAAATTCCATCACATCGAAGAATTCATTGTAGATGGTTTGACGAGCAGCTTCAATACCTAATACATCAAATACTTCTCGAATATCATTACTGAATGTACGTTTATAATCGATGTAATCCAGACCCAGTACACTCAACATATTGGAACCTGTCGTATCTAATACCCATGTATCTTTACGAATATATTTTCCATCTTCCAATACTACCATATTTTTGAGTTTTCTGGGTATAACCTTTTCGATATGATTCACACCACGTAATACAATATTTTGTAAGAGAGCGTCTTGGAAATTCTTTAATTGGAAAATCTCGTCTGATTGATCCAATGCGTTGGCCACCCCAACCACCTTCTTTTTCTTGACATCTTCATTTGTGATTCGAATACGGAATATCAGTTTATCTTCGTTAAAATCTGAAAACACACAATCAATTGCCTCTCCATAGGTACTATTTTTGATGGCATAATGAATATCGTCCATCGTAATGTTTTTGTCAAGGAGAGCTTCTGGATCTATTTCCATACGAATAATCCATTTGGATTTCTTGGCATTCTTTTCCGTCTCATCTGTAACATCTTCATTCATACATTCACGCATAACATTTTCGAATTCGTAAAATTGTTCAATTAACACACGATCTTCTTCAATGAATGAAGCATGTTCGTTGGGATCAAATGAAATTTGTATTGATTTTACCATATCTACTAATTTTGTATATTCCATCATATTCGCATAATCTACCGCACGGTCACGATCTTGCTCATCAATGGTTTTCATATGGACCGTCAATGATGGATTTTTAGGATTGCGAGTCAATCTTAATATTTCTTCAATTCTGGGGACACCACGTGTCACATTCGATTTCGATGAACTACCTGCTAAATGAAATGTATTAAGGGTCAGCTGCGTAACCGGCTCACCACATGAATGCCCTGCAATAATACCCACCATTTCTCCCGGATGAACAATGGCTTGTTTATATTTGAGAACAATTGTTTCTAATAACACAGTAAGCGCCTTGGTATGAAAACGTTTATTCACAATCAAGTCTTTCGGGGATAAATAATAGTAATACAATACTTCGAACAGATGATTCGGCGCCGAAAATTCCAGATTTTTCAATTTGTTGTAATACGATTCGATCATCTGGAAACATTCGAGAGGCGTAATGTCTACAATGGAATTCGCATTCAAATGTAATTGACCCTGAATGTTCGCAATAATATTTTGAAACGCTACCGGCATTTTTACCATGTTGTCATTTTTATGACCAAACACGGCATCCACAATCTCATCACGATTCTTGATCATTTTTGTAATATATTTTTGACAGAATACTTTCGTTTCTTTCACTTGCCGTTTCACACGAGTCGCCGTCGCTTTCGCATACACACTCAACATGTCTTTTTCACTAGATTCATTCAGTCCCAAAATATCGTAATGTAGATAAATATCCTCAATACTCATTCCGACCAAGGGAATAATTTGATTTTCAATGCGTGTAGTATCAAACCCATCCTCACCATAAGAGAACTGGACAATCTTACCTTTGCTATTTCTAACCGTCATATCGTATTCTACTTTGATGTCTTCCAATCCCTTGATAAGACGACGTTGAATATACCCAGAAGAACTTGTCTTAATTGCGGTATCAATAAGGCCAATACGACCTCCCATGGCGTGGAAGAATAATTCTGGCGCAGTAAGACCCGAAATATAAGAATTATCTACAAACCCACGTGCACTCGGACCATCGTCATATTTGAAATAATGGGGTAATGTACGACTGTCAAAACCGTAAGGAATACGCTTACCATCTACATTCTGTTGTCCCAACCCAGAAATCATTTGTGATATATTGATCAAACTACCTTTGGATCCAGAATTGACAATCATCAAGAATCGGTTGTCCTTGCTCAGACTCTTACGACCAATACTACCCGACTCTTCTGTCGCTTTGTTCAGCAATTTATTCACCTGCATCTCGAATTCTACCATATTAGAACCCGCCGTATTGTTCTCGAAAATACCTAGATGAACTTTTTCGATTAACGATTGTACTTCTATTTTTTGTTTGTTGAGTGCTTGGATAATGGCATCCATCGTAGTTTTGTTCGCAATTAAATCACTAATACCCACACTAAATGAGGATGTTTTCATGTATTCTGTAATTACATTTTGAATGTCATCGATGAAATTCGCACAGGCCATGGGACCAAAGTCATTGAAAATACGATGTAGAATGCCTTTGGTAGTAGATCCCATGACGGCTTTCTCGATTTGACCACTAATCCATTGACCATTGCGAATCTCCAAGATGTTGTTGGGAATCGGATTGTCCGCATATAATTTTGTTTTGTATGAAAGGGTAATTGGTTTCAAAATTTGGGAAAGAATTTGATAACTAGTTACATTCTTACCTGAATCTCTAATAGCCTTAGTATCTACATTGGGGAACATCATAAGGAGGTTCATGGCTTCTCTAGGAGTAAATTGGATGTTGGGACGGGTGAATTGGAAAGATCCGAGAAGCGAATCTTGGTAAATTCCAATAATGGGGGAATTGGAAGAGGGACTAATAATTTGGTAAGGAATGGCGGGAAGGTGTCTTAATTCTGTTTCTGCTAATATATTTTGGGGGCAATGCATATTCATCTCCTTTTGCTTTTGAAAGGCAAAACCCTTGTGGGTTATTGCTTTTCAAAAATCTACTCTTTCAAGTAGGATCGGTACTATACCTTGTGCCTTATCCGGTTGGTTAGACCATCATTTAAGACCCGTAACCGTCTAGTCTCTGAACCTTCTCCGTACTCTTACCATAACGAGTTTAGGAGCTTGGCTGCTGATTGCCTTATGATGTAGGTTTTTACCTTTGTGGACGGTCATTACCCGTGTTCTTCATTGTTGTTTCCAACAATGAATGGTACTACATCATTTGCGAGGTTTCCAGCAATTTGGCTACGTCGCCTTTGAATATTTTTTATATTTAATATAAAGTCAATTGCCCGTTGTTTATTTTGGTCTAAAGAAATAAATGATGATTTAAATGTGATGTAATTTTTTTTATCTTTACTAATTTGCCAACCTATTTGTTCACCCTGTTTTTTTAAAGGGACAATATATTTTTCAATATTATCTCCTTCAAAATTTAACGTATTATAAGTTTCAAGCCGTTTCTCATCGTTTGTTTTATTATGCCCTGCTGATATTTTTGTTCTAAATTCAATTGACGGTTTTTGGATAGATTTACAACTAGTAGTTATATTATATCCATTTGGAACAATAGAATTATGTTTTATAATTTCATCACTTTCTACACGATTAGCATCATCTAGTGAACAATAACATACTAATTGTAATGTAAACTTTTCTATACCATACTTTCGCATAGCACGATTTAACGCATTACATTGATAATAAGGTTTTGGTTCATTAGAAGCTGCTAATTTATGTTGTTTGAAACGATTTTCCATTCCATGTGGGCGTATTTTTAAACCAGAAATACGATGAGAAACAGCTTGTCCTATATATACTTTTAGGTTTTCAGTGTTGGTAATTTTATAAATTTCACACCATCTTAAATTTTCATCATTTAAATATTTGTTCTTTAGAACTAAATTTACATTCATTTATAAATTATGGGAAATTGACTTTATATTTATTTTAAATTATTCAAAGACTATACGGTTATATTTATCCAACAACCTATGCGAAATTGTTGAATAAGCAGACATTACACTGTTTTCCCAACCAAGTATTGTCTACAACTTGATTGGCAGCCGCATGTTGGAGACAAAATGTCTATCTCCATCAAAATCAGCCGTTATGTTTTACAGAATTCCACATCACTCACCCAGTGATACGAAATTCACCTGACCTTTCGAATCAGGACCAGACTTTACTTTATGCATCATCCGGTTGATCAGACCTTCATATGACACCCACTATCGTCAAGTCGTTGAACCTTCCCCATGCTCTTATCATAACGAGTTTAGGGGCTTGGCTGCGGATTTCCCAATCCTTTACTTTTTTACTATCGGGTTTGGCTATTAACCAAGATCCCCTATCCGTTGTTTCCAACAATAGGGTAGTAGTAAAGGCTCTAAGGGGGTCCCCGTCAATTTGGTAGTGTCGCAAATAAATCAATTGATTTACTCACTAGGGAGTAGCAC